GCGGCCTCGAGTTCAACGGAGCTCAACAGCTTTGCGTTGAGCTTCGTTTGGAGCTCCGACATCACTTGACCAAGGCACCAGAGGCAGCGGCCACGCTCGTTCGCCGTGGCTTCGATCGCCGCTTGGTTGGCAGCAGCGAGCAGCTTGTCGCGCATGCTCATCAGTCCTCATCCTCGATCAAGTGCTTCATGGCTTCCACGGCCAACTCGATCATGCTACCACAGATCATGCTAAAGTGGTAAGCGGGATCCTTTTTCCCATCAGCGATCAGTTCAAGCTCCAGGCTCATCGCCTTCAGCTTCTCGTGGGCACTGATGAGCTGAGTCGTGTAGATCGGATCGTTGATCGCCCACAACGCGACCCCTTGCGCGAGGAAACCTAGCATCGCCTTCATCCCTGCCGTGCTGAGCTTGACCTCGCCCATGCTGCAGCGGAACGACTCGCGATGGTAGCTGTTCTGGAACCAAGCCTTGAGCTTGGCCTTCGTGGCTTGGTGTTCTTCCATCACAACGCCTCCATCAGCTCTTCGATCGTCACGGTCTTCAACGCTTGGTTCGCGTCTGCGCCCTTCGCACGCAGCCGACGATCGATCATCACCTCGATCGTTTTGCGAACGATCGGGATCTGCACGTTCACCGTGCCGGTCTGCCCCATGCGGTGTGCCCGGTCTTCGAACTGCATGTTGATCGCTGGCGACCAGTCACGCCCGAAGCACAGCACGTCCTGGCATCGGGTCGCGTTCCATCCTTCAGCGATCTTGACCTGAACGATGAGTGCGTGAATCATCTTCTGCTGGAATGCTTCAAGTGTCACAGCTCGCTCATGGGCTCCTCTGCCGCCATGCAAGATGCCAGCATCGATCCCGCGATCGAACAGAGCCTTCAGCAGCCAGTCGATCGGAGCGTTGAATCTCGTGCCGATCATCGGCGCCCCGCCCTGGGCGATCACGCTTTCGATCGCCTCCAGCAGCCAGAGCAGCTTCGGTGCTTCCGGGAAGATCAGCTCGTTGGGGCGCCCTGGAATCCGCTCGGCATGCTTCAAGATCTCAGGCCCGACCTTCGCCATCACCGGGTCAGGAATGCCACCGATGAACCCCTGCGCGATCTGCTCGCACCGCAGAGCCTGCTCCACAGCACTCTTGGCCCGCGGATCGAAGATCGTGATCGGCCCCACTCCGTTGGCGTCAACCTGCGTTGCAGTGGCCAGCTTGCTGAGCTCTATCTTCGCGAACTCCTTCATTGCCTTGTAGAGCTTGAGCAGCGGCCCCTCGAGCTCGAGCTCGGGGTAGGTGTAGACCTTCGGAGGTAGGTCGATGGCTTCGCTCTTGGCACGGCGGATCTGAAGCGTGTTCATCACAGCGTTCAGCTCGGTGAGGTTCTTGGTTCCGACGATCTTCTGCACGTCGCGCTTACCGAACTTGACTGACTGAATGACTAGATACCGCTTTGCGAAATCGCGATAGCTGGTCCAGGTGCCAGGGCGCACGAGCTCGACCTGGGTGAACAGGTCATCAGCCATGTTGCGCATCGGTGTGCCAGTGAGGCAGCACACGAACTGAGCCTGCGCTGCCATGGGCGAGCACTCGTGCAGCCGCTTGGCCGTGCGGTTCTTGAGGTAGTGGCTCTCGTCGAACACCACGAACGCACCCTTGCTGAACTCGATCAGCCACGCACGCTGTGCGTCCGTGATGTGGATCAGCAGGTCGTAGTTGATGATGACTGCTAACCCGGTAGCTGTGGGGCTTTTCGCATGAAGGCCAGCTTCAACGAACTGATCGGCGCGCTTCTTCGCGCTGCCATTGATGACGACGGTCCTCCAGCCATCCCCCAACGTCTCCATTATCTCGTTCTGCCAGTTGAACTTGACGCTCACTGGGCAGACGACCAGCAGGTGGGAAGCCTTGGCTTCATGAACAGCCCATAGAACTGAGCTTGTCTTGCCTAGCCCCATGTCGTCGGCGAGCAGCACGCGGTTGCCCATGTGCTCCATGGCTAGCACGGCCTGCGATTGATGCTTCCGTGGGCTTCGCGATGTTGGCAGCAAGACCGTGTGTTGAGCCCCGGAGAGCGCGTCGCGTGCGCGCTGCAGCTTCGCGAGCAATGAGTCACGCACCTTCGCCGCATCCATCGCCCAGCTCAGCGTCACCGCTGGCGACTGCTTGATACCCAGCACGCTGCTCGGGTAGCACGGCGCCACGTAGCTCCCGTAGGGCATGCGCTTCCAGCCGAGCCATTCACTGATCGCCGGCACGACCTGCTTGTTCGTGTCGATGACGAACTGCGTGCCGTTGAAGCCGACGGTGAGGTTCATGACGCGAGGATGTTGCTGGCGAGGAAGATCTGCTGCTCGATCTCCACCTCTAGATTGAGGCCAGTGGCACCAGAGCTGTAGTTGCGGTCGCACATGACGCATCGCCCAGCGGTGATCGACCACGTTCGGCAGTCCAGGCAGATGCCGTGCACGGCCCACGTGAGCTCTGCGACATCCTCACTGACCTTGTTGAGAGGGTCGTAGCGGGCCCTGTGGTCTCGCATCACCGGAGGCTTGAACAACCGTGCTACTAGCCTGTCGCTAAGCCTGATCGAATAACTCATCGGTGAACGTCTTCGAGAGGTGAGCGCTGAGCTTACCACTCAGCGCTCAGCTTGCAAGCCCTTGGTCGCTTTTCAAGCGACCAAGGAGGATCAGCCCGGATGCGGAGCTGGAGGGTAGATCCCCTTCATCAAGCGCACCAGATCACGATGCACCCTCAAGGCGGACTCGAGGCCCGCTGGAGTGGTGCTCGGGATCGGTGTCGTGATCGTGTGCGTCATCCCGTCCTCGTCCTTGTAGGCCGTCGTCAGGGTGGGGATGGGACCACCGGTTGTTGGCCCCTGCGGCAATGCATGCGCGATCGCAGCGTTCGCTGCGCTCACCGTCACCGTGCCTTCGACATCGACCAGCATCGTGGCCGCACTGCCGTCGTCGAACAGCAACGAGATCACTCCTTCGCTGCTGACGCAGCTCCAGACCACGCCAGGGTCGATGGCAGACGGCGCCGATGAGATCGGCACCGGAAGCAGCAAGAGCATCCAAGACGCGAACAAGTTCAGCATCGGACTCCTCCGAGGGAAACAAGTGGCCCCGTCGATTGGTTGCGGCACACAAGCGCCGTCCACGGCGGTCCATGGAGCTTATCGATCAGCGCTCAGCCTGCAAGGAGGACAAGAAAAAAGCCCCGCCGAGCGTTCACTCTCGGCGGGGCTGGAGCCCGGCAAGGGGCGGTCAGGAGGGGCTAGAACTTGCCGACTCACCATGGAGGGTGTCGAATGGCTTCGACGCGAGAACAGTAGCTTGCGGTTAGGAAGGATGCAAGGCATGCTGAGTGGTGAGTGGTCGAATGGCGCAAGATCCCTGGCTTCCCGGGCTACGAGGCCAGTGAGGAAGGGCAGATTCGTGCCTCGAATCCTCGCTACAAGCGCGGCTACAGCCCCACGCTCAGGCCATGGATCGTCGAGCGCCATGGGCGTCAAGCTGCCTGGGTCACGCTCTGCATCGAAGGCCAGCGGAAGAAGGCCCTCGTGAATCGCCTCGTCACCTTCGCCTTCCACGGCCTCCCTCCGGAGGGGAATAACGACTCGTGCCACATCGATCACAACTCACTGAACAACCGTGCTGACAACCTGGAGTGGAAGTCCCACCGGGACAACGTGCAGGCGAACTTCGATCGTGAGCAAGAGATCGCTCGCGTCGCTGAGGGGGAGCTCGAGGCGATCGGCGAAGAGTGGCCGGACATGCCCTTCTGAAGCGTCGCTCGCGTCGCCATGGTAGGATTGCCGCCGCGCGGCGAGCGGCCCCGGAGTGATTGTGGCCAGGGCCTGACGAAAGGCGAGACGAGGCTCGCCGCGCGCTTCAACCGCTCCGCATGGCGGAGCGGAAGGCGCGCGACTGGCGCATCAGCTCGTGATCGCGGAGGCACCGGCGCACCCCGCGAAGCGTCGCTGCGACGCTCCGCGGGGTTGGCAACGGCAACCAGGGAACGCCGAGTTCACGCTCCAAGAGCCCAAGGATTTCGTGCAAGCTGCCGATGATCGACGTCAGCGGCACCGCGTCAGCGTGTGGCTTCTGCGTCTGCGCCTCGATCCGTTCGTCGAGCTTCTCGATGGCTCGAAGGGCGCGGAGGCCGAGGGGCGGCCTCACGCGATCCCCGCGAGCGCCATGGCCTCACTCTCCGCACGTTCCCGCACCTGCGCGCCGTTGCCGAACCACGTGCTGGCGAGCCGCGTGCTCGCGTTGTGGCCGTTCACGTGGTCGCTGTAGTGCGTCGCCGCCATGTAGAGGCCGAACGGAGTGATGCCAGCGCTGTCGGCGCCTGGGCCGTCATGAAGCAGCTTCCACACGTGCGGCTCGGCGCGGATCTCTGGCAGGTCGTCGACCGTGCCATCACGCTTCGCCTTCTCGACTGTCGCCGCCGGCGAGAACACGAGCCGCGTGTAGCGTTGCACGATCCTCGCGAGCAGCTGCGAGCCGCGGGGGGCAAGCTCGGTGCTTGCCATCTCCTGCCAAAGCAAAGCTTTGGCCGAGAAGTCACGAGACGCGAGGTTGATGGTCTCTCGGACACCAGCGAGCGTGTTCGCAGCAGCGCGGGTGTGGCGGACCTTCCGAGTCGATGCTGCAGCAGCATCGGCTCGGCGGTTTGCTGCTGACAGCGTGTTCCAGCACACCACGCGAATCGGCGTGAACGCGACGGTGACGGCGCGCGAACCATCGTGGCTGTTGGAGAGAAGCAGGTAGGGGTTGGCGACGTCCTGCGGGTCGCGGCCCACCTGGACGGGTGCGGTGTTGATCTTGGCCAGGATCCACACGTGCCGGCCTTCCTTCACGCTCCCGGCCGCCTCGAGCGTCACGTCGTGGTCGCCGATGAGCGGGTCGAACCACGCGAAGGCGTCCGTGTTCTGCAGCGGCACGTAGCGCGTGCCGACGATGCCCAGCACGTCGCTGCGCACGTCTCCGTTGGGCATGTGGATCGCGCGCACCATGGCGCGCGCGTCGGGAGCATGCAGCAGGTCATCGACGTGAGCTGCGTTCGGATTGTTCGCGTCAGCGGGAAGGGTTGGCGCGCAGAACACCGGCGCAAGGTTGACGTGCCAGTCCAGACCGGCAAGCTGAAGAGCTTGCCGGGTGTTCTCGGGTGCTTCCTTCAGCACCGTGCCGAGTCCATGCCATGCTTCCTCGCGCACAAAGAAGCCTGATTCAAAGTAGTGAGCCATGAGTGAACGTCTCAAAGGGTTTCGGCCGTTGCTGCGGCCTCATCAGGCACGCGAAGTAGCGTGCGACCCTGCGGAGGGTCAGTCTCCACCCGGAGGCTCGGGGTAGTGTTTGCGCACGATGTTTGCGCATTTGGCGAGTGTGACATAACAAGCGGCGGCGGCGGCGGCGGCGGCGTTGGCGTTGGCGGCGGCGGCGGCGGCGGCGGCGTTGGCGGCGGCGGCGGCGGCGGCGTAGGCGGCGGCACTGCTCGCGTATCGCATGGCTTCGACTGAGCCGGTGCCTCGCGCCCACGCTTCCGCTGCTTCGATCGCCAACCGTGGCCGATCCTCGCCGGCCGGGACGTGCGGCAGCGGCAAGCGAGCGCACTCGCAGGTAGCGAGCACGAGCTTCCTGCGGCCATCGGACAGCGGCTCGCCCGAGCATCGCCCGGCAAGCCACAGCATCCAATCACCGCGCTTGCAGACCTCCCATGCCGCGGCCAGGCTACGGTGCTGCCTTGCCCATGCGACGGCTTCCTTGCAGGCGCCGAGACGGATGAGAGAGTTGGACCAATGACGGGGCTTGCGCTTCTTGGCGACGTCGGGCGGGTCTTTGCGGGTGGTCATGAGGCACCTCCAGCCGCCCGCATCACGTCGCGCACCTTGTCCTGCAGCGACTCCTCGATACAGCGGATGACGTGTTGAGAGTGCTCAGCGGTCACCAGGAAGCGCGCGCCTGAAGTGAGGCGCACGAGCAGCATCATTGTGGGAGACTGTTCGGCCACGATCGGCAGGTGGTGCGGTTGCATGCCTTGCTGCAGGGCGCGGCCGACAGCGCCATCGGTCACCATGCTGTCTGAACGCTGGTCAGCACGCGGCGGGTCGGAAGGCATGGCCGCAGGCGAGTAGTCGCCCGGCTTGGTGGTCGGGTTGCCGCAACACGACACGCGGCCCTTGCCGAACCACCGCGCTGTCGACCCGGCGGAGAGAGAAGCGCCACAGTCGAAACACTGGGCGGCGAAGCGGAGAACGATCGAGCGAGCCATGGTGAGTGTCCTGAGCCTGAAGCTCAGGCCGGCGGGATTGCCGGGTGAACGGAGCTTCAGGCTCAGGGAGATTACCACGAGCTGGGGGGATATGTCAAGTTGGATGATCGGAGGGCGGAGAGAACGCTTCGGTGGTGTGGAAGCAAGATCGAAATGAGACGGGGATAGATTGGTGAAGGGAAGCCTGGACGCAAGTTCTGATAATCGACGGATTATGTGAAGCTCGCGCCCCAGCACGACCATGCGTCATGGAACGCTAGTTGAAGTGTATCGCTAGCGATACACTTTCCTGCCCTCCTCGAGCCCCGCCATCGCGCGCGCTTTTGGGCTCGCGCGCCACGCGCACATGCGCGCGGGAGCGCAGGTTGCGAGACCCGATCGGGGTGGGGCCCACCTCACCTCGGTGTCGAATGAGGCCCGCCTTCTCTCCCCGCGGACTTCCCAACGGAGAAGTATCATCATCGTCCTACGACCCTAGATTTTTTCCCACAACCAACCCAAAACCGCCTTACCATAATGCTTTCAGTAGTCAGGTTTACTTAGAGGAGACGCACACACACGAAGTGTAGGGGGAATGGGGGCGCGCCCGCCCGCACACGCCTACGTGTGGGAGCGGAGAGTAAACCATGGACCCAAAAACATCGTGTCTACTATTGCAGTATCCATGCTGGTTTGCTATCATCATGTCATGACACAACGCTACAGTATGTTGAAGGTCGAGATCGACGCCAGGACGCTCGAGCGACTGAAGGCCGTGAACGACCAGCTCGACACGATCCTGGATCGCGGCCGGCTGCTCGACCACTGGCAGAGCGGATCACCGCCGAGCCGCGAGTGGATCAAGAACCAGGGTGGGCTCTACCCAGCCGGCACGGGGAGGAAGAAGCCATGACCGCGATCTCCTACCGGCAGTTGATGATCGATGCCCGCGTGCACGACGAGCTCACGGACGCACGCACAGCGCTGAGCCAACTACTGTTCAGCAAGCCGAGCGTGATCGGGCTCAGTGCGATGATCGCCGTGTTGATGGACCACTGGAGGGAAAGCCCGCCGAACCCAGAATGGGTTCGGAAGCGCCGCGATCACGTGCCCAAGCGAGGGCGGCCAAGGAAGTCAGAGCCGCTTGCTTGATCTTCGCTCAGCGGCTAGTAGACTTCGGCGATGGCAAAGACCCCTCTCCCTCCTCCGTCAGCTCCCGAACCTGCCGGCGTCGAGACGCCGGCAGATCCTGTGGCTGAGCGCAAGGTCCCGCAGCGCGGCATCCGCAAGCGCGTGCTCGGTGATGGCGAAGGCGACTACTGCATCTACGAGATCGCAGGGCCAGACCTGAATCTGCCGAAGGGCACGCTGGTCCCGATCCCTACGATCCCGCGGTTCGTCGACACGCAGAAGGCGCTGCAGTGGATCCGGAACGAGAGTGGTGATCTGCTGGCTGGCAAGCAGGTGATGATCTTCCGCGCGTGCGAGATCCTGTCGCTGGTGGTGCAGCAGAAGCCCACGGTGGTGATCCAGAGCAAGCCCAAGGTGACGGTGACGAAGCCGGAGACGAGCACCAATGGGTAACGGCACCGAAGGCACGGACGAGGGCCCGCGTCGATCAGCGCCGACCACTGAAGAGCTGCAGCGCCGGTTTTTCTACCACCAGCCGCGCGACGAGAAGGCGAAGCTCGCGCACCAGGAGGTGAGCGACATCGCCTTCCAGGCCGCCGTGCGGCTCTGCATCATCTGCCCGCCCGGACGCAACCTCGACTTGGCCCTGCAGGCACTCGAGCTCGTGCGCATGCGCGCCAACGCGGCGATCGCCGTGGATGATCCTCGGCCTTGACTGCTGGCCGCTGAGCGGCATCATTCAGGCTCACCCATAACCCGAGATCGAACAGATGACCGAAATGCGCAAGGTGATGCTCAGCATCGAAGTGGACACGGTGCTCAGCGTCGAAGAGCTCAAGACCCTCCAGGCCCTTGTGTTCGGCCGCATGCGTAGCGACAGCTACGCGAAGGTGAACCGCATGACCATCAAGCATCACATGCCGGCTGGCTTGAACCACGACGTCCGTGGCACCATCGTGCAGGTGCAGGCGAACGTCATGGCGGCGAAGCCGGTCGCGAAGGTCAGCAAGCGCAGGGCCCGCAAGGCCGGCTGAGCGTTGAGGCATCAGTGGGCAAGAAGGCCAGCAAGCCGCCGCCGCTGGCGAATCCTGCCGCGCGCGAGCAACTCGAAAGAGCTGCAGCCGCTGCAGGTCTTTCGGTGCCCGAGCTCGCCGATCTCGTGTTCGAAGCCGGGGTCATCCCTCCGAAGGGTCTGGACGGGATCACGATCCGCTACACGCTCGAGGAACTCGGCACGCGCATGTGGGGCACGATGCAGACCGTGCCGAAGAGCGACCGCGCGAAGTGGTTCTCTGAGCTCGTGCCGGTGCAGAAGACGAGCATCATCGTGGTGCTGCGCGACCAGGGTTTCCGCACCGAGGTGATCGCGCGCGACCTGGGGCTCGACCCCACGGAGGTGATGCGCACCTGGAACACCTACGCGAGCGAGCTCGGCTCGCAGGTGCTCGGCATTCGCCTGGACACGATCGCCGGGCAGCTTCAGCTCGCCAGTGAGCGCTCCCAGGAGCTGGCGATCAGGAACGGTGACCACTCAGCCTACTGGCGCATCGAGCGCGAGAAGGTCGAGCTGCTGCAGTCGCTCGGCGTGGTCGAGCGCGCGATCCATCGCAGCGAGGTGACGCACAAGGTCAGCGAGGAGCAGATGGCCGAGATCGAGGCGTTGACCCTGCTTCGACAGAAGCAGGGCAAGCGTCGTCTCGAGATCGAGGAGCTCAAGCAGCTCGAGGACAAGGGCGATGCCGTGCCGGCCGAAGTCGCCACAGTGGACTACGATGATGATGAGGACTGAGCGATGAGCATCCTCGCCATCACTCCCTACGCCGGCAGCGAGAAGCTCGTCAAGATGACGGAGCGCATGCTGGAGTCGCTGCACAGCATCGTGACGACGACACTGCATGGCTTTGATCCACGGATCGAGGTGGCTGCGGTCGCCATCAACAATGCGGCTGCACGGCCAGTGAATCACCCACTCACATGGCACGGCCACTGCGACAAGAACGAGGGCTTCGGCGTGGCGGTGAACCTCGCGATCAAGCGCGAGATCTTCGACATGAAGAAGAGCGGCTTCCCGACCACGCACACGCACGTGCTCGTGCTGAACAACGATCTCGAGTTCCCGGACACGATGTGGCTGAGTGCTCTTCTAGCGGAGCGAGAAGGCAATCTGGTCCTCTCGCCGTGCACGGACATCACGGCGACGAAGGTCGCCGTAGCGGAGTCCTCACGGGATCTTGATCCCGTGAGAGTCGATCAGGTCTCTGCGTTCTGCTGGCTCGTGCCGGTGCCGGTGATCGAGCAGATCCGCAAGAAGTTCGGGTTCGAGCTCTTCTCTCCCGACTTCACGAACTACGGCAGCGACGACGTCACGGGTGCCGTGCTGCGCAGGCTCGTCGGTCACAAGCCGTTCAAGGTCGTGCCGCGGTCCTTCGTCAGGCACAAGAAGGCGCAGACCGCCAACGAGCTCGGCGTGAAGGGTGGCACCAAGGAGCTGCTGCTGCGGATCGCGAACTGGAAGCGCATGAGGAGGCTGGCGTGACCACGGACCCCCTGATGGCTCGCTTTCAGCGGCTCTGCGGCGAGGAGCATGACATCAGTGAGCACCTCGGGCTCCTGCGCGGACTCGCGTGCGACCCGGAAGTCGGCATGATCGTCGAGATTGGGTTCCGCACCGGCGTCAGCGCGACCGCTCTGGCCACCGCCGACAAGCCGCTCCACTGCTACGACATCGAGCCGTGCGCCGTGGCACGTGGCAAGCTCGCTGCGCTCGCGCCGAGATTCCGATTCCACCAGGGCGACAGCCTCAAGGTCGAGATCCCGGTGTGCGAATTGCTTCATATCGACTCATTGCACACCTACAAGCATCTCAGGGAAGAGCTGCGTATCCATGCGCGCTTCTGCCGCAAGTGGATCGCACTTCACGACACGGAGACGTTCGGCAAGATCGGCAAGGATGGCACCAAGCCGGGCTTGGTCGCGGCGATCGATCAGTTCCTAAGCGAGAACGAAGGCGAATGGACACGTCACCTGCACCTGACGAACAACAACGGCATGACTCTGCTTCGCCGCCGCGAGTGATGTCCTTCTCGCTGAGCGAGAAGGGTGCTTCGGCGGCGCACAATGAGGCCACCGTCTACACCGCTCTGACGAAGGGCTACGACAAGCGGCCGATGAGCATCAGCGATGAGCCAAAAGTGCTCACCGAGGTGCGGATTGCGCCTGACGAGATCAAGGAAGGGCGCGAAGGAGTGCTGTGGAACCGCGAACAGAAGATCCTGCATCCGCCGAAGACCGGGCTCTGGTCGCTATACCTCGACGCCTCCTTCTCTCCGAAGGGTCCGGTGCGCGATTCGGTCGAGACGTGGCTCGAGAAGCACGATGCGGCGATGTTCAAGCATCCGTCGCGCACGTGCGCTTACGACGAGATCGATGAGTGCGTGAAGCAGGGCAAGCTCACGGCAGTTGAGGGCGAGAAGGCGCGTAGCACGATGATGCTAGCTGGCTTCCCTCGACACTTCGGGTTGTGGGCTTGCGGCGTGATCGCGCGCCGGGTGCACTGCAACGCACTTCAGATCTTCACAGCACCGCTCTGGTGGCAGTTCACGAAGGATCTTCCGCGCGATCAGATCTGGCTGCCGTTCGTGTTGTGGAAGATCAAGGACTCACCGAAGCGTATCTACACGATCGACAAGGACATCTACAGCAATAAGCTGTTGTCGTTCAGGAGACATGGCTCATGAGCAAGTATGCCGAGCGTGGTTGCTACCACTTCCAGGAGTTCGCAGATCCGACCACAGAATACGCGAAGCATGTGGACGATCTGATGGAGAGCTTGGTGGCTAGCCTCCCGAACAAGTTCCTTTACTTCCACGAGGTGGGATGCGGTGACGGGCTCATCATGTCTCAGCTCAAACGGCGTTTCCGGTGTCAGATGAGTGGGAATGACTCAGATGAGATCGCTGTAGGAATGGCGAAGCGCTTGTCTACATTGCAGGTCTACCACACCGATGAAGCATGGAGTGTGGACGACATACCGCCTGATGTGATCCTGTTCTGCGATTCGCTGGAGCACATCAAGACGTGGCGTGAGCACCTCGAGTGGGCGAAGAGGAAGGCAAGGTGGATCGTGATCGCAGTCCCGGATCGGCACGATCGGCATGGTCTGCAGGACTTCGAGCTCGAGTCCTTCGATCCGATCCTTTCCGAGTGGGGCAAGGCCGTTCACCGGGCGACCCGGCACGCGAGGCATCTCACCATCTGGAAGCGAAATGACTGAACTCACACTGGTCATGGCTGTCTACGGTCAGCCTCAGATGCTGTGGAAGCAGATCGAGACGATCCAGCACATGTCCGATGACGTGCTCGAGCACCTGAATGTCGTCATCGTGGACGACTGCGGCATACCTCCGGTGGAGTTGAAGTGGATCATCGAGCTGGCGTTGCTCTGCAAGAGCGCGAAGCTGCTCCGCGTCGACAAGGACATCCCGTGGAACCAGCCTGGAGCTCGCAATCTTGGCATGCATCACAGCGCTGGTTGGTGTCTGATGATCGACCCGGACATGGTGTTCGATGATCCGACGATGCGGCGCATGCTGCAGGCAGCCGAGAAGCTCACGCGTGGGCGCGCCGTGAAGTATGGGCTCAAGCACGTCAACACCGGCAAGCTGGACATGACGAGCCCGAACACGTGGTTGCTGCACCGCGACGACTTTTTCGCGGTCGGCGGCTACGACGAGTCCTTCGCGGGAGCAAAGGGCTGGAGCGACTGCTGCTTGCTCGATGTCTTGCGCTCGTGCTACAAGGTGGAGAACCGGCCAGACCTGTGGGCTCACTTCTACGGCACCGACAGCATCCCCGACGCGATGGTGAAGTCACTCGATCGCAGCACGGCTGCGAACAGGAAGAAGCGGGTCAAGAGGGTCGCGCAGGCGCGCAAGGCTGGCGGGTGGGCAAGGTGGGCCAAGACCGAGGGGGTTGCCGCTGAGCGGCTCCGGTTCCCATGGACACAGCTCTTCCCGACACCCTCAAAGGACTGAGCCCTGAGGAGCTGCGTAACTATCGACTCAAGGAAGAGGTCGATTACTACAAGACGGTTGAAGGGTTCCTCGACTTCGCTCGCGACTCAGGGGCGGCGCCGGACGCCAAGCAGTATCCGCATGGGAAGGGTGCCAACGAGATCCTCAACTGGACGTGGCGAGCTGACCCGCAGAGCGAGAGAGGGATCTATACCTACAAGCTGCAGCTCTGGCCCCGTGGCTCATTCAAGAGTGCTGTCTTCAATGTAGCCCTGGTCTGCTGGGAGATCGCCAGGAACCCGAACATCCGCATCTGCGTCGCCTCGGAGACCGGCAAGCAGGCGAAGAAGTTCGTAAAGCAGGCGATGAAGATCATCGACTCGGAATGGTTCCGAGAGCGCTTCGGCGTGCACAGGGGCAAGGACTGGAAGGAGGGCTCTGGCGAGTTCACGAGTGCGCTGCGCACGATCAAGCACGCGAAGGAAGCGACGCTGCTGGCCGCTGGCTGCGGTGAAGTGTGGACCGGATCGCACTGGGACCTGATCGTGATGGACGACGTGGTCAGCCAGGAGAACACGAAGACGATCGAGGGCATCCAGTCTACGTGGCACTGGTTCGGCGAGATGCTCGCCCAGCTCGATCCAGGCTGCCGCATCCTGATGATCGGCACGTTGCACCATTACGCCGATCTCTACTGCACGATCCTCAAGACGAAGTCGATGCGCGATCTCTTCGAGACGAGCATCCACGGCTGGAAGAATCAGGACGGCACGCTCTTCTTCCCAGGTCGGCTCACTGAGGCGTTTGTTGCTCAACAGAAAGCGCTTTTGCCGCCACGCCAGTTCGCCTGCTACTACGAGAACAAGCCGACTACCGATGAAGAAAAGATATTCAAGGGCAACTACTTCCGGGTGATCGAGGACCGCGACATCCCTCAGCACGTCTGGACCTACATCTTCACGGACTTTGCGTTCATCGCTGAGGAGAAGAAGAAGGGCAAGGCCGACCGAACGTGCTTCTGGATCGTGTCGCTGGACTGCAACCGCGTGGCCTACGTGCGTGACTTCTACGTTGGCCGCTGGAAGCCGAGCGACTCGGTTCGCATCGCGTGCGACCTGTGGAACCGATACCAGACAATCGCCGTGCGCGGCATCGTCGTGGAGGACACGACGCACAAGGAGCTCCTGCAGTCGTTGTTCGAGGAGATCCGGCGCGAGACGTTCATCCGTCCGAAGCTCATCGCGGTGCCCGGCCGCAACCAGGAGATCAAGGAGATGCGCATCGAGGCGAGCGAGCCTCGGTTCCGTGGCGGCCACATCTACTTCGCCCGCAGCCTGCGCGAGCAGCACCGCAAGTGGGCGCCGATGTTCAACGAGATGACCGAATGGCCCTACAGCCAGCACGACGACATTCCGGATGCGATCTCGGACATCGACAAGCAGGACAAGGAGGGGCGCATGATCGCGCCAGCCCCGCCGGCCGGGTGGCGAATGGCGACATCGATCAGGCAACAGCCGTCGATGGTCGACGGGAAGCTCAATCCCGACTATGGTTTCCCGGCGCGCGACAACATCCGGCGAGACCAGCAAGCAGGACTAGCAGGCAACCTATGGCTCAACCGATCGGCGGACGATCCGTCCAGCGAGCGCCCAGAAAGCCACCAAGACAGTTTCTTCCGGAGGCCACCGCAGCAGCCCAGGCTACCGGGGAGATCTTGACTCAGCGCTTTGGCGCTCAGTCGTGGATCGATCAGGTGGTGACTGCGGTGAAGAACGCGGTGCAGAACGGGATCAAGAACCTCAGCGGCACAGCGGTCAGCAGCAACTCACACCCTGGCGATGGCTACCGCTTCCAGGCACGCACGAAGGATGAGCTCCTGCAGTCACAGCAGCTCGCCGCGAGCGCTCGAGAGGTCGGCCGCAAGGATCGCCCGATGGATCCAGCGGCGGAGAAGCTCCAGTCGATCCCGGTCGACGACAACGGCGTCATCATCATCCCTGGCGCGGGACGGCAGCATACCGTCCCCTCTTCTCCGAAGGCCAAGCAGCCTGAAGGCTGGATCCTCTGATGGCCTTGGAGACCCCAGGCGACACGGTCCTCGTGCCGTGTCACGGCTGCAAACGAGATGTGATCTTGCCTGCAGGGCCGGTTCGCGCCAACATGCGCGCTGGTCGAGCGGTTGTCGCTTACTGCTCACGCAAGTGCGAACGTCGACATTCAGCCCGCGAGGGCGCCAAGCAACAGGAGAACAGCCTTGCTCGACATCATTTTGCCCGCGCCCATCAGCAACGCGGAGCTGGCGCCTGACGCCATCACCGCGATCGCGCAGAACACCGACGTTCCGTTCCGCCTCATCGTGATGGTCGACGGCGGGGTCCGGAAGGACTTCGAGCAGCTCGAGACGTTCCTCGCCACCTTCGGTCACTCGTGGCAGCTCCTGCACAACAACCCGGCGGTCGGGTTGAACCAGACGCTGCGTGAGGGTCTCGACGAGTGCACGCAGAAGCTGACGGCGATCATCGGTCCTGAGGTCCGCCTCGCCGACCCGCAGTGGTTCGGCAAGGTTCAGGCCGTGTTCCATCGCGATCCCATCTGCGGCATCGCGGACACGTGGCCGAACACGAAGAGTGCGACGCTGCACCCGGTGCGCCGGGCACACAACAACCCGACGAGCGAGGGGTGCAGGCTCGTGGTCGTGCAGACCGCCTTCGCGAAGAAGACGCCACCGTTTGGCGCGAATGATCCGATGACCTACTGGTCGCGATTCTGCATGAGCAATGGCGGGTCGTGCTGGGCGGTGCCAAGCGTTCGTTACAGCGAGGTGGAACACTCGCCTCACGAGCTCAGCCGAGTGACGGTTGCTCGTGGCTAGAGAGCTTGGAGTAGGGGTTGGAGGCAAGGTTCGCGTGGCGATCGCTGATGATTCGGGATTGGTGTATAGCGACGACTACCGTCTAGGCTGGAAGAAGGGCTTCGAGTCGCTTGGCTGCGAGGTCAAGATCTTCGACATCAGTGCGCTGCGTCGGATTGGGACCACGACTCCATCTCCGTATCGAAGCCGGACGATGCCGGGGACAGCGAAGTCGATCGCCGATCAGATCGCCAAGTGGCGACCGCATCTGGTGTGGTGCCACCATGGACGTGCGGCCAGCAACGAGGAGTTCCTGCAGCGGTTGCGGCGAGACGGGATCAAGACCGCTGTCTATCTTTGCGATGAGCCCTACGAGACCGGCGAGACGGCGCGCTACAGCCCGCGCTTCCAGTTCGTGTTCACGATGGACGCCTGCACCGTCGAGATTCACCGAAGATCGAGGAAGGACCGATCACACGTCTTCTACTTGCCTCCAGGAGTCGACGTCGACCACTTCGCCTACCGGGACTACGACCAGCGAACGACAACCGCCTTCTTCCTTGGTAATGCGACCCTGGTGCCGCGCCTGGAGTGGTTGAAGCCAGTCGAGCGAGTCATCGATGGGGCGGACATTCGCTTCTTCAAGACGGTGGCGAAGCGTGATTCGAAGTGGGTCGCGGTCAGCGATCATCCGCGCTTCTACGGTGGTTGCCTCGTAGGGCTCAACGTCCATCGCAATCCAACCATCACCGCGGAGTGCTTCAAGAAGAGAGTGCTTGGTCGACCCAGATCGATGAACATTCCTGAGGGCTTGTCGCTCTGCGTTCAGATGCCGAAGAAGGAAGGAACAGGTTTCTGGAACGATGCCAACCTCCCGGCGTCGCACGTGAACCCTCGCTTCCTCGAGATGGCGGCCTGTGGCACCTGCGTCGTCAGCGACGATCATCGCAGTGAACTCAGGAGGATGTTTCCGATGGCGCCAAGGGCGCAGACGCCGGAGCATTTCGTCGAGTTGATCCTGCACTACATCAAGAACCGCGACGAAGCGGAGAAGATCGGACGCGCATGCTCCTTCCTCATTTCAAAGCGGCACAGCTACATGCACCGAGCGGCCGAGGTGCTGATCCGAACTGGCTTGCAAACGTCGGACAGGGGCGGCCCGCTTTCCTCCTTGGGGGCGCCGGAGGACTGGTTGAGTCCTCAGGACTTATCGCTGCTGCTGGAGAGATCGTCATCGGATCCAACTGGACCCTCCGCGCGCTGGTCCCCAGCGTATGGCATGTCGTTGATCTCACAGTCTGGAAGTCCGAGCGAGAGCGACTCGCTCGATGTCCCGTCTCCTTGGTTGTCGTAGCCAACAAGAAGATCTTCGGTGGCGGCCCCTACTCGGTCGCCGGCAGCAACGCGTTGCGAACTATCGGGCAGAGGAAGTGGCCGATCGCCGAGATCTCGATCGACATCCCTCGAGCGGTGAAGCGAGCGAAGAACGGCCAGATCCAGCGGCAGCACTCGCCCGGCTTCATGCCGAAGACGTTCCGCGACGCCTACCATCCCGGCGGCAACTCGCTGTGTTACATGATCCAGAGTGCGCATCTGATGGGCTGCGCCCCGATCTACTGCCTCGGCTTCACCCTCTCCGCAGGGACCGGCTACTTCTTCGGTTTGGAGAACCCGGTCACCGGCAAGCGGAGCTTCTACAGCGACCCGGACCGTGCCATCGAGTGGTTGCGGTGGTATGACTCTCAGTGGCCGGGCCGAGCCCGGTTGTGGCCTGGATGGTCAGGTCCGGTCTACCAAGCACTGGAGGCGGTCGATGAAACCGAAGTCTGCAGACTCATCGAAGGTCGCTCTGCCCACGGAGAGCGACACCAACCAGAAGCGTCTGGTGGAGTGGAGCCCCAAGATGCAGTTCGGGTCGGCGAAGATCGACACGAACCAAGTCCGCGAGGAGGGGATGGTGCTCAAGTCGAGCGACTTCGACGAGAACGACCGGATCAACCCGTTCACGCAGATGGAAACCAACCCGTGCGGCGGACACCGGCCCACCGGAAAGGGGGCCTGATCCGTGGGCGACCGCACTGAGCTCGGGAACACGCTCGCGCCGGCCTCGCCGCCGAATCCGCGCACCGGCGTGATGACCCAGCCGCAGCGCGGCATGGGCACGTTCTCGAGGCGCCCAGACACTGAGCCGATCCGTGGTCCCTACACGCTGACCGAGGATGCGTTCGAAGAAGGCACGCAACCAGAGGCATCGGCTCGGCTCTACGAGGAGAGCGTTGGGTTCAAGAATCTCGCGAAAGATCCGTTCGTAGTCGAGCAAGCCAAGAGCGCTGTGCAGTCAGGACTCAAGGACGTGTTCAACGTCATGGAGTTCCTTCGGAACAAGTGGCTCATCCTCTACCGGCTGTATCGAGGGGAGTCGCTCGACACGTTCACCTACGGCCGCCAGCGGCTGCACAGCCCGGAACCATTCAAGGCGGTCGAGACGCTGCATCCGAAGATCCTGCGCACGCTGTTCGCCACACCGCGCTGGTTTAAGATGTATGGCGAGCACACCGATCACGACGCGGCGGCAGAGATGCAGGAGATGCTCTGTCGTGACCACTTGACGAAGACGCGATACCGGCCGAAGGCGAGCCGGTTCCTGCGTGATGGCCTGATCTACGGGACGGCGATCCAGAAGACCTACTGGCGGCAAGAGATTCGCGAGATGACCTACCGGACCGCGAAGCGGGTTCCGGATCCGAACTTCCCTGGCGCATCGACGCTGGAGCTCGACAAGCTCACGCGGCAAGAGCTGGTATTCGATGGGAACGAGGTGCAGAACGTCTCGATCTTCGACTTCCTCACCAGCCCGAACGCGAGCTCGGTCGACGAGGCGGAGTGGGCCGCTGATCGGAGTGGATGGCCGGACTACAAGGTCAAGGCGATGGGCGAGCTCGGGCACTGGCTCAACCTGGAGGCGCTCAAGGAGCACCCTGGCAGCAGTGACACGAGCTTCGGGGATGAGTTCAAAGAGAGGAAGAGTTACGCCTATGGAGTCTTCGATCCTCGACAAGCGAGCTGGGCGCCGCACATCCCGCACTACGAGGTGATCGACTGGTGGGGCCCGCTGGTCATCAAGAACGACCGCGGTAACTACCAGACGAAGTTGTGCAACGTGGTGATGGTCGAGCCGAAGGGCTTGCAGCTCGTCGTGCGCGTGACCGAGTGTCCGTTCTGGCACCAGCAGAAGCCCTACCAAGCGTGGCGCCCGATCAGCCTGGAGGACGAGTTCTACGGCATTGGCGTCTTGGAGATGATCGCGCGGCTGTCGATGGAGAAGGACATGAAGCGCAACCTGCTCATGGCTTCCACGCAGCTCGAGGGCAACCCGATGTGGCTCATCGCCGACGACGCGAACGTGCCGGCGGGCCAGATCATCATCGAGCCAGGGCATGCGATCCGTGTTCCGGACATCGAGAAGTCGATCGCTCCGCTGCACGTGCCTCAGGTCAGCGACGCGGCACTGAAAGCCGAGAACGTGTTGACGGTCGACATCCGCGAGACGACCGGCGCGACGTCGCCTTCGATGGGCGGCAAGGATCCCTTCTCCGAAGGCAAGACGGCGACGCAGCACATGAGCGAGATCGACGAGGCAAACCTGCGCCTCGTGCCGATGATCGAAGCGTGGGAAGAGGAAGTCGGCGTTCCGATGCTGGTTCAGATGTCCTGGAACAACCAGCAGTTCATGTCCTACGAGCGCGTCGTTCGCGACCTTGGGCCAATGGGGCTGCGCTACCAGGACCGCTACAACATCCGCCCGCAGGACATCATTGGTCGCTTCCTCGCGATACCGCTCGCCAGCCACAAGCTGACGACGAAGATGGCGAACACTCAGCAGCTAGTGAACATCCTTGACCGTGTTCCGATCTTGATTCAGACCTATGGGCCTCAGGCCATCAATGGTCCGAAGCTGCTGGCGATGATCCTCGAGCATGGGTTCGATATCCGGAACGTGGATGAGATCGTGAAGGTGCCGAACGAGCTGAACCTGCTGACCCCGTCGCAGGAACACGAGCTCTGGTATCACGGCAACGTCCCGCAGCGGAAGCCGGACGACAACGACATGCGGCACATCCTCGGCCACCTCGAGGAGATGTCGTCGACGCGCTTCAAGGAGCTGGAGAAGCGAAGCCCAGGCACGGCCGCGCGCGCGAAGGCTCACACGATGGAGCACATGTCCAAGCTGGAGCAGAAGCAGATGTTCCAGGAGGACATGCTCCAGCAGTTCGCCCAGGTCGGCGCGCAGATGGGCTTGATGAACGGCCCAGGTGGCGGCGGCGGCGAGTCGCCGATCGCTGGCGCGGCTGGACCGGATCAGGAGCCTGGATCGCCGAAGGTCAGGAGCAACGAGAATGAGCGCGGCGAAGGTGGTGGCGCGAAGAGCGAGGGCATGCGGAACGCCCCGAATGGAGGTGCTCAATGAGGCGCGCCGAAGACGGATTGCCGGACAGCTTCTGGGACGTCAAGGTTCGGGAGCAGGCCGAAGAGGATCACTTCCGTCGGGAGATCCTCGATCTGCAGGTGCAGCTCGAAACGATCACGAAGGTCGAGCTGATTCGCCATGCACCTGGGTTCCAGGACTTCCTGAAGGCCATCCAGGCTCGGCACGCGCTGGCCAGGGAGAAGCTCGTTGGGGACGGTAGGCTCACCAACGACGGCCTGCGGGAGCAGCGTGGCCGCGTGAAGGAGCTCGAGAGCGTTCTGGCCTTGTTGACGAAGCCTCAGATGCACCCGGAGCTTGCGCAACACCTCGTGCAGCGCAAGAATCAACTGGCCGAGGCGCTCCGGCGCAGGCCGAAGCCCAAGACCGAAGACCAACCAGCAGAGGAGAAACCGTGAGCAACAACGAAACCCCAGGCCCGATCCAGGCCAAGACCGGCGACAACGCGAAGGCCATCGTCCGCTCGACGGGCCTCGCGGCGACCTGCAGTGCGATGGAGAGCAAGACTCGGAGCGGCCATCCGGCCACCGAGGTCAACAACAAGTGGCAGGACACCCCTTGCGGGTGGGGAGAGGGCAACAACGTCAAGACGTGAGCAGCCGCAAGGCTGCTCTGAGCGAGCTTCGATGAAAGCAGGGTCCAGTTTGGAAGGTCCTTGGGATAGTCGAAGATCGCTCAGAGCTTCTTTGCTCTTCGCTGAACCCGGAGTCGCGACCGGACGGCACTGAATCCTGAGACGGAAGTCGTGCACCGTCGAGATGAACGATGACACAGCCAGGAGAACAACCTCCCAGCAACTTCGATGCACGAGCCGACAAGGCGGCTCTGGCGTTGAGGCAAAACCTCAACCGTCAGGGTCGACAGGTGCCGGAGTCGGCCCCTGTCGAAGTCGATTCACGAGGCAACCCTCCTCCTCCCCCACCTCCGAAGGGCAGCTACGCTGCGCAAGCGATGGACCGTCAACTGCAAAGGACGCAAGCTCGCATGATGCAACCGCCGCCACGGGCTGAGGGGTTGATGGCCGAAGGGGACGACGTCTCGGATGAAGCTTCGCCGCGGACCGTAGAGCCAACTTCGCAGAGAGCAGAGCAACGGATTCAGGAGCTGGTAGGCCAGCTTCGCAGCAAGGATCAGGAGCTCCAGACCGCGATCGAGATGGGTAAGAAGGCCACGGAGACTGCTTCGCAGTTCCAGGCGCGACTCGCTTCTCTCGAGCAGCAGCATCAAAACATGCTGCAAGCGAACCTGGACCGTCTCGATCCCGACACGCGAGCGCAGGTCTTGATGGACGCCCGGATGCAGCAGACGCTGGGCGAGTTCGAGCAGCGAATCCTGGGCAGGATTCAGCCGACTCTGAACACCTTGTCACAGGCGGCCGCGCAGTCCGAAATGGTCGCGCTCGGCCAAAAGTATTCAGGGTTCATCTACCAGACGCATGCCCCGCTCATCGATCAGTTTCGTGCGAGGAACCCGCACTGCTCGATCGAACAAGCGTTCCGTGCTATTGCCGAACCCGAAGAGCTGGTTGTGCGGTCAGCGGCCCGTGCGCAGGCAGTCCCTCCATTCGTTCCTCCTGGGAACGGAGATCTGGGAGCCGCGCGCTACGCGTCTCCAAGTGCCCGACAGCCGCAAGCCCAACAAGAAGACGAGTTGGTCGAAGAAGCACGCCGCATCAAAGAGCTGCGTGCGTCAACCGACCCAGCGAAGCAGAAGGAAGGGATGCAGCTTCTCGATCAGCACTTGAAGCGCAGACTCGGCGGCTGACAGGTCGCGGCGGGGCTGCCTGAGACTTCCAACTCAGGCAACAAGCAATGCCCTTCGTGGCAAACACCGCAGTCCTCAACTCGTTCGATGTCGGAACGGGTAACCGCGAGGATCTCCTCGACATCATCACTAACATCTCGCCGATGGACACGCTCTTCCTGAGCGGGTTCGAGAAGGTTCCGGCGAACAACATCAGCCACGAATGGCTGGTCGACATCCTCGCCGCGTTCGGCGATCCCGATGTGGGCAACGCGGACGTGCAGGCCACGCCCGAAGGATCGGACGCCACGTTCGATCCGCTCGTGCCGCGCAAGCGCCTCTGCAACCTGACCCACATCATCCGTCGCACGTTCGACGTGTCCGACACGCAGCGCGACATCAACACCGCGGGGATCAGGGACGAATACGTCTACCAGCTCCGCAAGGCGACGATGGAGCTCGCCCGCTTCATTGAGTTCGCGCTGGTCCATTCGGAACGTCAGTCCCAAACGGCTCAGGGCAACAGTGGCGGCGTGCTGCCGCGCAAGATGGACGGCTTCTACGCCTTCGCGGCGGCCTCCGACCCGACCTGCGCGACGACGCTCGGCCTCAGTGCCGACGAGATGGGAACGGTGAGCACGGTGCTCGGCAGCTCGCCCGACGACTGCATCACGGAGTGCATCCTGAACGAGCACCTCCAGGCGATGTGGGAGAAGGGCGCGATGACCGACACGCTGTGGGCCAACGCCGCGCAGAAGCGGTCGCTGAGCAATCTCACGCTCAGCCCCAACAGCAACGTCCGCTACAACATCCCCGTCGCGGATCGGACGGTCATCAACACGGTCGACTTCTACCAGAGCGACTTCGGCACGCAGCGGATCTACCTGCACCGCTACCAGCGCAACGACCGCATCTCGATGGCGGAAGCCAACAAGCTACGCATCGCCGTGCTGCGTCCCGTGCTGGCGGTGGAGCTCGCGAAGATCGGCTCCAGCACGAAGGGCATGGTGGAGTGGGAGGGCACGCTCGAGGTGCTCGCGCCCAACGCGATCGGCTACATCGACGGACTCTGCACCGGCGTCAGCGGGTGCCCGTGATGGCTGAGCGGGTCTGTGCAAAGTGCATGGCCCCGGTGAGAGCGGAGCGGTCAGCCACACGGCTGACCCTCCGCTGCACCAACGCGACCTGTGGCTACAAGGTCGTGAAGAGCGTGGTGGCCAAAGGCTACGGCTGAGGCGGCAAGAAGCGCCCTTGCGGTCGCAAGCGGCTGGTGGTGCGAGGTCGACGATGATCTACACGTTCAAGTGCAACCGTGGGCACGTGGCTGAGGTCTCGGCCCCGATCTCCGTTGGCCCACCGCCCGCTCTGGCTTGCGACTGCGGTCGCGCCATGGAGCGAGACTGGAAGGCCGATGCGCCGATGCTCGATACCAGCGCTTGCCGCGATCACAGCGAGATCAGGGCCGACAAGCGCGTCCGTAGTGCGTGGGACGGCAACCAGAGTCCGGATGCCGTCGAGTCGAAGTTCAAGCAGCACGTGCAGCATCGGCGAAGGGAGATTCGCGAGGCAGGAGGGCAGCAGGGCAGCCTCAAGCAGACGCACGCGGTGCCAGCACATCTCTACCATGGCAAGATCGCGGAGACCAACGACAAGAACTACTGGAGCGATCCGAAGAATCTCAGCAGGCACAACGACTGTAAGGTGGACGAATGACGTCACGCTTCATCGACAAGTTCGCGCGCGCTGACGGAGAGATCGGCAGCAACTATACCGTGGCGTGCGGTGGGGTGCTCATCAGTGATGAGGCTGTCATCCCGATCAACGCGGCTGAGGTCATCAGTGGTGTCTCGCCACTGTTCCCCGCTGGTGTCACATCGCTCAAGACTCAGGCGCTCTACACCGCCGAGGCGATGGACGGGCCGCACTACGTGGTGCGTGGCACCTGGGCGCATGATGGCGAGGAGCCGAGCGCGATCGACCCTTCGACCGTTGACACGCCGAGCAGCTTCACGTTGCTCGCGCGCATGACGAAGGATCCGTTGCTTTATGACCTGGGCACCGAGGAGGACCCGGAGTGCTACGACCAGGGCTACGGGGCTCGAGTGACGATGCCTCGGGACGGCACGGCGCCGACGCTGAAGATCATCAAGTTCATGCCGGCCCGCCGTCTGCCCGGCCTGAACCGCCCCGCGTCGACCGAGGTCGACGGCATGGTGGTCCTGGCGTCCGCGGTGCTGGCTCTGAACGACCTGAATCTGGATCCTGCCGCCGACGTCTCGGACTACGAGACCGGCGACGTGATGCCCTACAAGGGCTTCTGGCAGGACATGCGGCTGCGCATCCGGCGCACGGACAGTGAGGTGATCCTCGATGTATACTTGAATGACCGGAACCTCAACCAGCCGAAGCTCAGCTATACCGACAAGACGGACCCACTGTGGGGTGCGGTCGGCATTCCGGGTTTCGAGTTCCTCAGCGGCAAGCTCGTCGATCAGCCAGTAGGCGTCAGTCCTTTCAGCCTCACTGGTCTCTCGCTGCTGCGTTGCGGCATCTTCTCGGTCGAGACGTTCTCGGACGTGCGCCGGCCGGTCCGCGTCGCGCCCGGCGGGGCGATGACCTACGCGCGGGTGGTCAACCGCGTCATCACGCTGGTCGAGAAGGACGGGGACGCGAAATACAACGCGACCACGGGTGCGACCACGAAGTTCGACACTTACCTGCAGTTCGTGCTGGAGGCCGAGGCCGACATCATCCGCAAGGAGGGCTATTGGGAGTGGTTGCGTCGCGAGGAGCGGATCTACCTCACCAACGGCGTCGATGAATACGAGATGCCGGCGAACTTCGCCGAGCTCGAATACATCAAGCCCGGCAACTTCCAGGGTCGACCGCTGCAGGAGGTGCAGCCATTCGAGTTCGAGAACATGCTGGCCAATGTCCAGCTTGGCGCTGGTCGCCCGATGGTGTTCTACCGGAAGGACGTCGGTCCGAACGAGATTCTCAGGATCAGGATCACCCCCTGTCCACTCATCCAACAGTCGACAGAGCCAGGGCAGAGCACGGATCCCTACCTCACGGTCGCCTACTACGCGCGACAGATCTGGCCCAACGAGTCGGATGCGGAGCTGCCGTTCGTGCCGGCGGCCGACATCGACGTGCTGATCTACGCTGCCGCGGCGCACGCTCTGCTGCTCGACACGGACAGCGAGAACGCAGCGAACATGGGAGCCGTTTACCTCAAGAAGCTGCAGGACCTGAGGAGAAAGAACAATCGGCTCATCAGTCAGCGTATCACGATCCGTAGCGCTGCCGACGTCTACCGCGGATCAAGCAACACAGTCCCCCTGACCCGAGCAGCCTCGCTCGGTGAGAGCTTGCTGGCGTTCTGATGACCAAGTGGCAGGAGTTCCCGTTGCGTCCCCAAGGCCAGCCGTGGCCGGGGCTCAACACGCGCGGCGGCAAGCTCGATCCTGGCGCCGGCCAGCTCGAAGACGGCTCCTTCAACGCCATCATCAACGAGGCTGATCTCCTCAGTAAGCGCAAAGGCTTCATTCGCGGCCTGGACGAACGCTTCACGGGCCCGGTCTGCGGGCTGTTCCGCTACACGGACGACTGCGGCGTCGAGTATCTCGTGGTGGCCGACCAGGATGGCATCCACGTCCGCACTCCGTTCGACATCCCGACCTTCCTTGGCAGCGATTCGCTCCCCAACGATGACTTCGAGGCGTCAGAGGTCAGCACTGATCGCTGGTCGAATACCGACGACTACACGACGTTCCTTGGAAGCCTCGTCACCAGGATCACGGCGGCGACCTTCGACACGATGACCGTGCCTGAGGAGCGTCTGCTGCAGTGGTTCAAGGCCGCAGCTCTCACGAGCTACCGGGTCGAGATCCAGTATGCACTCGTCGCCGAGGGCGGACAGCAGGTGGTGGCGGTGGCGATCAAGCGCGTGACTGACACCTACCTGATCGCGCACGTCGAGCGAAACCCTACGAGCTACACGGTCCTCCTGCAGCTCGTGCAGGCCGGCGTGGCGACCACACTGGGCAGCTCGGAGCTCGGTGGCGCCTCGATCTCGGACGGCTTCCTGCGCCTGTCCTACGACGCCGACACCCGCACAGTCACCTGCCGGGTCATCCCCTCCGGAGGGTCCACGGTGGCGCTCACAGCCGTGCTCACGGAAGCCCAGGACAACAACCTGGGCCAGAACAGTGCGATCGGCATCAGCACAGCCAGCTTGAACGATCAGGCTGAGATCCTGCAGGTGACTGGTGGAGGGCTCTGATGGCACGGCGCTTCGCCAGCGGGTTCCAGATCAACGCGGAGAAGAGCACGCGGGTCAGCAGCTCTGCGGGCACCGACATCTTGGGCACGAGCACGATCATCGCGTCGGCGAATGGTGGAATCGTTCACGACGGAAGCGTGAACAGCCTGCTGCTCGTGTCTCCTTCGGCCTACAGCGAGGTGCGCAAGGTTGTCTTCTGGGCCTGCTTCATGCACGTCTACACAGGAGCAGAAAGCTCGGCGCCAGTTCGTTTGCGAGTGAAGCCGACGACATCGAGCACAAGTGTGCGCACCCTGGTAAGCGCGATCATCAATGAGGGAACAACGAACTTCGAGGATACGAACCCTGGCGGATTGTGGGATGCAGCGGTGCTGACAGGGCTCAGCGAGGACGTCTTCTATCCTCGCAACTCGGAGAAGGAGAATCTCGTCCAGACGATCCAGAGGACCGACTCCGGTGAGCAAGGAACACAGCTCGTCTACCGCGAGTTCGATCGATTCGTGGCTGGCGATGCCGACTTCTTCGCGGATTGGGACTCGATCGCTGCTGATGGGAACGACGATCGATACGTGGGCTACACGCTTGGCGTGCAACGTGTGGACGGAGGGATATGGAACACCACCATCTCCAGCCCGAACAATCGACCGTTCGTGCTGGCGGTCGGCTTCGCGGTGATCCAGGCGCCGTCGACAAACAACCGCACGAAGATCTATCTGCCGGTCGGCAACACTCGTGGACTTGATGAGGCATTTGGAATCCCAGGCTTCAATACGGTGCCGGCGGCTGGAGGAGGTGAGCGTGTGCAGGGCTTCGCCTACCATGCTGACGAGTGGAGTGGCAGTGTGGAGGCTCGAGTTCTCTACCGAGTTGGCTCTGGACTAACTAACTCAACGGTCACGGTAGAATCGTTGACTCAAGCACAGCAGGGTGGAACGCAGCTCGCGACACAGAGCGTTGTGTCGGCTTCGTCGCGATCACTGCTGTCGCGATCGAGCGACTTCTTCTCGGCGTTGACGGATGGAGACTTCGTTGCTGCGCGCATCAACCGGAAT